GTGAAGTCACTTTTGTTCTCAAGGCTTAAGCACAACGATCCAGGCCCTGGATATCTGCATTTTTATCCGACAGTAGGACCTGATTACTTCTCGGAACTAACAGCTGAAAGGCAGGTGCTGCGATATAGGAATGGATTCCCAGAAAGGGTTTGGGTCAAGAAAAGTCAAAGTCCAAACGAAGCGTTGGATGAAATGGTCTATGCATATGCTGCATTACACCGTCTTTATCAGAAATTTGATCGCAGAAGCATCTGGGATCAGTTTGAGAAGCGTAATGAGACTAAACAGGCAGCTCAGCTAGGATCTAAGCAGCAAAAACGGCCTAAACGCCGTAATTTCGTCCAAAGCTGGTAGTCCCGTGAACATCCCAAGCGAGATTAGGGCTGGTGACACCGTCAAGTGGAGAGATGACTCCGCTACGGATGTTTTCGGCAATGAGGTCAAAAGTGACGAATGGACTCTCAAGTATTACTTGAGGTTTAACAAGGGTAACGAGGCTCTTACTTCTACAGGCAGCGCGTTCGGTACCGGCTGGGAATTTACGATTACAGCTGCTGAGAGTACAAATTTCGACTCTGGCACTTGGTATTGGCAGGCAGTTGCCACCAAGGGATCGGAGACGTTGACTCTGGGGTATGGGTCATTAACGGTTGAAGACAACCTTGCCTACACAACTGGGCCTGGTGCGTATGACGGCAGATCGCAGGTCAAGAAAGACCTTGAAGCGATTCAGCTTGCAATTCGTACTTTGATTGCAGGTGGAGCAGTACAGGAATACAAGATTGGCAATCGCAACCTGAAGCGATACGACTTGCCTGATCTGATTCAGCTAGAGGCTCGATATAAGGGTGAGGTGAAGCGTGAAGAGCAGGCTGAGCTTATTGCCAACGGCCTTGGCAATCCACGCAACATGTTCGTGAGGTTCAACTAATCATGAGTATTCGCACTCGCGTCATGGGTTTCTTGGGCTTTGGCAAGCCAAACCCAGCTCCAATTTCACGTCGGGCTTATAACGGCGCGATGGTTTCAAGGTTGACAGCCGATTGGATGTCGACTCAGGCCAGTGCTGACGCTGAGATCAAAACTAACCTGCGAAAGCTGCGTGATCGTTCACGCGAAATGGTGCGGAATAATCCGTACGCAAGGCAAGCGAAGCGCACAACACAGATCAATGTGATTGGCACTGGAGTTACGTTGCAATCACAGGTGTTGCAGCTAAGGGGAACAAAGCGCGACAACAGGATAAATAAGGACATTGAGTCCAAATGGGAAGTCTGGAGTCGTGCGGTTCATTGCGATTGTGCAGGCCGGTATAGCTTCCATGAGTTTGAGTGGCTTGCTGTTGGGGCGATGTGCGAATCAGGGGAAGCCCTCTTTCGCATTCTTAGGCAGCCGTTTGGCAATTCAAAGGTGCCTTTAGCGCTTCAGATGCTTGAAAGCGATCTTTTAGATGAGGATTATCAAGGTGCAACTCTTGCGAAAAGGAATGAATGGCGTAACGGCGTAGAGGTAAACGAATGGGGTCGTCCTGTTCGTTATGCGATTTTGACGCGCCACCCTGGTGACACTTGGTTCCAGGGAACGCCTGATCCAAACCGAAAGCATATTTTCTTGCCTGCGGATGATGTAATTCATCTGTTCATGCCAGATCGCCCCGGTCAGAACCGTGGGGTGCCTTGGTTCCATAGCGTGATGGCGGATGCGCATCAATTGCAGGGCTACGAGGAAGCTGCGGTAATTCGCGCTCGTGCTGGTGCAAGCATCATGGGCTTCATCACCAACAACGAAGGCGAAATGATTGCTGACGACGTTGAGAACAACCAGCGCATCAGTGAATTTGAACCTGGCACGTTTAAATACCTCTCAAGCGGCGAAAGTGTCACAGTTCCTGCGATTAATTCACCGGATCAACAGTTTGAGATGTTTGTTAAAAACAAGGTCAGGCGTTTTGCGTCAGGTTTTGGTTGCTCTTACGAGACGCTGTCTCGTGATTTCAGCGACACAAATTACAGCAGTAGCCGTTTGAGCTTGCTTGAGGATCGTGAGCATTGGCGCGTGGTGCAGAAGTATCTAGTGGATACGTTTCATATGCGTGTTTATCGCGAGTGGTTGAATCTTGCAGTTTTGGCTGGAGAGCTGCAATTCGCAGATTATGAGCTGCGTCCAGAGCGTTATGACCGTCCACGTTGGATGTCTCGTGGTTGGAGCTGGGTTGATCCCCTGAAAGAAGTAAGGGCTTACCGCGAGGCGGAACAAGCTGGTTACATGACTAAGGCCCAGATCATTGCTTACTCAGGCGGTGATTATGACGACAACATCAATGAATTAGCGCGGGAGCAAGAGCTTGCCGCCGAAGCAGGGGTGAAGTTGGACAAGGATCTTGATCTAACAGACGAAACTGTGCAGCTTGACTTGCTTGAATCAGTAGAGCCCACACGTAAGCGCAGTAATGGCAAACGTAAACGGAGTTGAAATTGACCTTATGCCGAATGAAGGCATGAGGGCAGAAGCTCAGCGTTACCGCGACTGGAAATCTGATGGAGAAGGCGGTGGCACTGATGTTGCTCGAGCTAGGGCAACTCAGATTCTTAGCGGCAATGAGCTGTCTGCCGACACAGTCATCACAATGTCAGCTTGGTTCGCGAGACATCTAGTTGATAAGCAAGGGCAGGGATATAGCCCTGGAGAAGACGGATATCCAAGTAATGGTCGAGTTGCATGGGCGGCGTGGGGAGGTGATCCAGGGAAGTCATGGTCAGACGCTCGCGCTGAGAGAATAAAAAAGGCCAGAGAGCGTGCTCATGAAAATGGGCATAATGGGAGCAAAACATCCCAATCCGAAGACACCCTCACCACCAAAGCTATGGACCCTGAAATTCAAAGAGCTGCACCGGATGAGCTAAAAGTGGGAGATTATGTTTCCTGGAATAGCTCTGGTGGTCGAGCAAACGGATTAATTGAGCAGATTGAACGCGATGGAAGCATCAATGTTCCTGACTCAGAGTTCACAATTAACGGCACAGCAGAAGATCCTGCTGCTTTGATCTGTCTTTACCGAGACGGAGAGAAGACAGAGACTCGTGTTGGACATCGTTTCAGCACTCTCACCAAGATCGCTGCGATCCGTGAGTTTGACGTTGAAGAAGATGTTGATCCAGTGTTGGCAGCAACTCGCGACATGCTTGGCGAGCTGATGCAGCGTGCTGAAACGTCTGAAATCCGTAATTTGGATGATCGGACTTTTGAGTTTCCTTTCAGTTCGGAATATCCGGTAAAACGGTATTTCGGCAACGAAGTACTCAGCCACGATGATGGCGCACCTGACTTCATGCGTCTAAACGATGGCGCTCCGTTCCTTTTCAATCACGATCCAGACAAAGTTCTTGGTGTTGTTGAGCGGGCTTATCTAGATGATGAGCAAAAGCGTGCTTATGCACAAATTCGCTTTTCACGCTCTGATTTTGCCAAACAGTACTTAGATGACGTTAAAGACGGCATTCTTCGTGGTATTTCGTTTGGCTATTCAATCGATGATGCGGAGCAAAGAGAGGATGGAATTGTTGCTACTCGTTGGAGTGTTCACGAATTGAGCCTTGTCTCAATTCCAGCAGACCCCACAATTGGTATTGGACGCTCTCTTCTTTCAAAGGAATCATCTATGCCTGAAACCTCACAACCCAAAGCTACTACTATTGCTAATGAAGATCCTGTTGCAGAACAGGAAAATCGTTCAGCGGTCCTGACCGCACCAACTGCTACTCCTGTTATGGAAGAACAAACTCCAAACCTGGAGGTGATCCGGTCGGAGGCCAAAAAGGCCGAAAAGGACCGTGTCGCTTCAATCTCAGCACTGGGAACCCAGCACAGCATGGGTGACCTAGCGCGTCAGCTCATTGATGGAGACAACTCTCTTGATGAAGCGCGTGCTGCATTCCTCGAAAAAATCGGAACTTCTCAAGTGGAACAGCCAATTCGCTCCACCGATGTCACATCTAACGACATTGGTCTTTCTCAAGCCGAAGTCAAAAACTTCAGTTTTGTTCGCGCTCTAAATTATCTTGCGAACCAAAACGATGCTTCAGCTCGTCGTGGGGCTGAATTTGAGATTGAAGTGGGCTTAGCTGCTGCTAAGCAGTACGAGCGTTCTTCTAATGGCATCGTTGTTCCTAACGAGGTTCTGCGCCGCGACTTGAACGTGGGCACAGCAACAGCCGGTGGCAACCTTGTTGACGATGTACTGCTTTCAGGTTCGTTCATTGACCTGCTCCGCAACCGTCTCGCAATTGCTCAGGCTGGCGTAACCACGCTGACCGGATTGCAAGGCAACATCTCGATTCCACGTCAGTCTGCTGCTAGCACCGCTTACTGGGTTGGCGAGTCTGCATCACCTTCTGAGTCACAGCCTTCTGTGGATCAGGTGAACATGAGCCCCAAGACAGTTGGTGCTTTTGTTGATTACTCACGTCGTCTGCTTCTTCAGTCAGACATCAGCGTTGAGTCAATGGTCCGCAACGACCTGGCTCGAGTGATTGCACTTGAGATTGACCGTGCTGCTATCTACGGCACCGGTTCTTCTAACCAGCCTTTGGGCCTAACCAATACCACCGGCATTGGTTCACAGACCATCAGCACCTTCGGCACTTTCGCCGAGTACATCGGCATGGAAACCGATGTTGCAACGGCAAATGCTGATGCTGGCTCATTGCGCTACATCATCAACGCTGCTGCCCGTGGCGCACTTAAGAGCACTGAGAA